CGGCTCGCTTATACAGAGCTTGTGACGCTGAGCGTTTGCCTGCTCGCGCTCGCGGACGGAGCGTGGAGTGTATCGGCTGGGGAATGAACCCTTGGGATTGACGGAGGTGTTGATATCAGTAGTCACTGGCTGCGTCTCGCCTTTCTATGAAGAGCCCGGCCGTAAGGCTCATACTAGCTACGACCGGGCCTGGGTCAAGTATAACTGATAACCGGACGTAACGCTACCTTCCGTAGTGAACATATTACGGCTGTACACGATGGCGTAGAATATCGCGCGATCACGAGGAGGCGAGATTAGCGCTAGCTCGCGGCGTACGGAGCCGCTACCGGCTGGATGGGATAGCATACGCGCCCACGTTCTTAGACGCGATCCATATTGCCAGTGGGGTTCTATTCCATCGGACGGTGAATCCGGCCTCGCTTGCTTTGCGCCTTCTACAGAAGTAGACCATATAGGGACTCCTAATGACCATCGGCTAGAGATGCTACGTGGTATATGCCATGGCCATCACGAAAAGAGATCCTCAGCACAAGGCAATGCTGCCCGTGCCAGAATACGTTCACTGCGTTACCGCCCACATGAGAACCACCCCGGATATACCACTCCGATAGGGACTCCTATTCAGGAAGGCACTCCTATACCACCCCTGAAAGAGGACCCCTAATGCGTATTGCTATTGAGGCGGGCCTATGGCTGCTGTTGATCGGCGTGCTATTGCTCGCGCTACTTAGCCCAGATGATTAGGAATGCCTTATGATAGATGGCCTAGCCAGAGATATACCCAGGTGGGGGATACCCTCCTGTGCTATAGTCCCAGTAGTACCTACCCATGTGAAGAGATACCCTGTACCTTCTAAAGGAATGGCTAGGGGAGTCTCGCTCAATGCGGGATCTCTTGAATGCGGGAGACTCCCCGCATTGCCGGAGACTCCCCTGATCAGGGAGTCCCTAGTGCGGACGCGGAGAGCCCGGAGGGATAGGGAGGTGCCCCACCCACCATGGAGCCACCCGACCGGGACGCATAGGCCCTGGTGCGCCGCGCACAATGCCCAGCTTTTCGATGCAGGAAGGGAATGGCTATGCCTCCATTTGTGAAAACCCAGAAAGCCCGCAAGCCTGGCGATGGTGAGAAGGTAGACCCAACCTGTAGTGGGACAGGCCGGGTTGATAACCACGTTTGTACCATTTGCCATGGGAGTGGCGTTGTCCCGGATAGCTGGAAGCAGGGCGATGGTCCGGTAAAGATGCCTATGGGGAATGGGAATGGCTCGTAAGGCCCCAGAGAGGCGTGGCGGCGCAGCGACTAGCGCAGTCGATGACCCGCGATATATCTCCGTCGCGAAGGGCCAGAGCCGGAGTGCGGGCCTCCGGCTCCCGGACGCAGACCCTAGATGGAAGCCGGAGGCCCAGTCCTGGTTCCGGAGCCTAAAGCTTTCCGGCCAGTCGGACTTCTATGAGGCGAGCGACTGGGCTACCGCTGTGGCGGCCGCGCAGGCGTACGACATTTTCCTGCGGACGCATAACGCGAGCATCCTCGGCTCATTCGTCCGGCTGAGCGAGCGGCTGGGCGCGACGATTACTGATCGCAAGCGCTCCCGGATTGAGCTAGCCGACCCAGAGCCCGAGGACTTGGACGAGGATGCGGCCGATGAGGCCATCCAGGGCTGGCAGGCCCGTTTGCGAGTCGTGCGGTAATGGCCGGCTGGACCGGAGCCCAGGCGAGACAGGCCGGAGGTAAATTCGGCTATGGTAAAACGTCTCAGCGTACCATTACCCCAGCCGGAGCTACCGTCGCAGCCACTCCTCAGCAATGGCAGTCTGCCATGTCCCAGGCAGCCGCCGTGATAAGCCAGCAGATTGCCGCGAGCAAGAGCGCGAAGGGAATGACAAAGGAACAGCGGGCTTACCTCCGGCAGCTTCACGTGGCCCAGGCGATTATCAAGCGTGAGCAGGCAGCCGCTAAGCGATCACAGGCTCTAGCCAGAGCTGCTGCGAGGAAGAAGCTTGCGCTCGCGAAGGCTGAAGCCTCAAAGGCCAGAGCCGCAGCCGCTAAGAAAGCCGCAGCCGACCGGAAGGCTGCCGCTCTCGCGTCAGCGAGGAAGGCCGGAGCCGCGAGAGCGGCCGCAGCGCATCCTACGGCTCGCTCCGTAGGCCCCAGGCCGGCTGCTCCGCGCGTAATTGTTAGCAAGAAAGCTTCTCGCGTCGCTAGTGGGCGAGGTACCATATAATGGCTCACTGGGACGTATCGAGCGAACTACGCGGAGAGCATGGGCGCTGGTCGCATGGCGGGGCAGCGATCGAGCGGATGGCGAGAGATGCCGGAGGTTCTACAGCTCCGCACGCGAGCTATGGAGAGACGATTCAGCATTTTAAGGATCTGCCGGTGGGAGGAAGTACCAGGATTAATGGAGTGCTTCACGGCAGGAACAAGAAAGGCTTCTGGGTTATTCATAAATGGGAGGCTCTGCCGGAGGACAAGGGACAGCAGAAGCAGCAGAACCTCGGCCGGATAGCACGGAAGCAGAAAGGCAAGGAGAAATAATGGCAGCACTAGCAAAGCCACTCTTGACGGCTGTTGCGGTAACCGGCCCAGGCACGGCCGTGGACCTTACCGTAATGGCGCGGAGCGTCACCATGCAGGTAACGACCGGAGGAGTCACTCCCGACCCGAATTGTCAGGTTCAGCTTCAGGGCTCTCTCGATTCCTCAAACTGGTTCGGAATCGGCACAGTAACCGGAGCCGGATGGCTCTCTGCCGATGAGGACGTTATCCAGTACGCGCGAGCCGTAGTCGTTGCGCTCGCGTCTGGCAACGTTACGGCTAACCTGGCATATGTGAGCGGCTGATGGAGGTAGCGCCACGGGATAGGCTCATTACCCTCCCGGAAGGAATCCCAGAGCTGACTCTGGGATGGGAGGGAATTCACTTTGCCACAAAATACTTCAGGCAGCCAGACGGCCCTAACGCCGGCCAGCGCTGGGAGTTTATCGAGTCGCAGGTGAGGTTTATCCTATGGTGGTATTCCCTCAGCGAGCAGGGCCGGTGGAATTACTACCATGGCGTCCGGAGATATCCCAAGGGTGCGGGTAAGTCACCGTTCGCTGCCGTCATGTCGATGATTGAGTTGCTCGCGCCGGTACGCCTCGATCATTTCGATGACAGGGTCCTGGGTGGATGTGTCGGCCGGAAGGTCGCGATGCCTCTAGTCCAGATAGGCGCGACAAGCCACGACCAGGCAAACATCAATACCATGCGAATGGTCCGGGCTCTCCTGCCTAAAGGCTCGCGAATGCTAAAGGATTTTGACATAGAGCCCGGCAAAACCATTTTCCACGTGCCTGGTGGCGGGCAGCTTATGGTAATTACCTCTAGTCCGACCACTGAGGAGGGTGCGCTGACGACCTTCGCGATTCTCGACCAGACGGAGAGCTTTACGACATCTAATGGCGGTGTTGATCTCGCGGAGGTTATGGACCGTAACGTTGGCAAGTCCGGAAGCCGGATTATTGAGACGAGCAACGCCTGGGAGCCCGGTCAGGAAACGGTAGCCGAGACGACATTTGACGCCTGGGTGGCTCAGGAGGAAGGCCGTCTCAAGGGCAAGGGCAAGATCCTGTATGATTCCCGGATGGCTCCCCCGGACGTTGACTTTGACGATATCGTTTCTATCCGCAAAGCGGTGGAATTCGCATACGGAGATGCCTACTGGGCTGATGTCGAGGATATCGTTGAGAATCGCATCCTTAGCCCGAGGACTCCGCTGGACGTATCCAAGCGCTATTACCTGAACTGGCCGGAGAGCCCGGAGGACGCGTGGACTACGCTCCAGAAATGGGCCCGGCTGGCTGATCTGGACTTCCGGATTGAGGATGGCGATGATATAGCTGCTGGCTTTGACGGATCACGGACGGATGACGCTACCGCGCTTATCGGCTGTCATATAGAGACTGGATATACCTTCAGCCTTGGAATATGGGAGCCGCACGGTACCGGCCGCGAGGTGCCGTTTGATGAGGTGGATGCGGCTGTAGCTGCTATGAAGAAGCGCTGGCACGTTTGTGCCTTCTTTGCGGATGTAAAGGAATGGGAGGAGAGTACCAAGATACGATGGCGTGAATGGTTTGAGGACTCAGTCGATGTATGGGCCGTGCCCGGAGGACGCGATCCGCAGCCGGTAGCCTGGGATATGCGTTCACACGTCGGTGAATTCACCCAGGCGTGTGAGATGGTTGAGGCTGAGATAGATCAGGCAGGGTTTAAGCAGGATGGAGACGGCCCACTAGGCCGGCACGTAACGAATGCCCGACGCCGGCCAAACCGATGGGGAATTTCTATCGGCAAGGAGAGCCCTAAGTCCGCCAGGAAGATTGATGGCTGCGTCTCGATGATAATATCACGGCACGCACGGAGGCTTGTTCTCGCGTCTAAGGTCTACAAGGAGCGGAAAGAAGCAGGAGACAAATCGGCTGGATCACACGTCTGGAGCTTCTCATGATACACGACGTTAGCCGTGAGCTGCGTGATCCTCACGGGAAATGGACGCGAGGAGGAGCCGCAGAGAGTGCCATCCGGAGGCTTGCTAAAGGTCCGCGTGGCCGGGCTCCGGTTCAGACGCCAACGGAATTCCGGCATCCGGACACCGGGCATAAGATGGGGAAGTCAGAGATTGGCGATACATTTGAGCATCTATTCAAGTCGAATGGCTCTCACCTGGTAGAAAAGCACTTCAACCAGCCATATCATATGATTGCGGGAGAGGCCGGAACCGGCAGGGGTGGTGGCCGTAGCTCGCGCGGCACTCCGCTCGACTTCCGGCTGAATGAGAAGTATGGAGGAGAGCTTAAAACTCTCAATAGCAATGCTAAGAACCAGAAGACAGCGATCAAGGCTGAGGAGGTAGCACGGAAAGAGGCAGCGGTAAAGGCTGACGGGCTTGCTCCCATGCTTATCGTCCAGGTAGTCGATATGGAGAATCAGAAGATCAATGTCTTCTACCATCCGGCTTTCTCGTCTAAGGCCGTTAGCCGGATGCAGCCG